TCTCCCTCGACGACGCGCTCCCAGGCGGCGACGGCCTGACGCTGGGTGACACCCTTGGCGAGGCGGACGGCTACGCCGCTTGGTGCGGGCAACCCTCCGATGCCTTCGCCGCGCTGGAGCGCCGCCTCGACCTGGAGCGCGCGGCGGCGGCCGCCATCGACCCCGAGGACCACCCGCTCTGCGCCGCGCTCGCCGAGCACACGCCGCATGCGCTCGGCGAGCGGCGGACCATGCCGCGCGCGCGGATCTACCGCCGCCTCCGCGAGTTGCGGCTGCGCCTGCTCGCCGCCGGCATCCCCTCGGCCGCCTGATACGGATTTCGAGGTGGCCGAGTAATGCTGGTCATGGACACCCGCATCCCCGACACCCCCATCGCGGGCGCGCCGCTCACCGAGGCGGCGCTCTGCGCCTGGCTCGGCGCCGCCGCCCCCGGCGAGCGCCTCGCCTACCACCGCGGCTTCCTCGCCCGCGAGACCTCGCCGCTGACGCAGCTGCTGCCCGACGCGGAGCGGCTCGCCCTGCTGCGGCTCGCCAACCGCGCCTGGGCGTTGGCCGAGGCGGGCCTCGCGCACCTCGTCCAGCGCCGCCACGGCGACGAGGACTACTCCTACCTCATCGTCGCCCGCCGCCGCCCGCGCCGCATCGCGCGCCCCATCCTGCCGGCGATCCTCGCGGAGGCCGCGTGATTGAGGCCCTCCGCAGCAACCGCCCGACGCTCGACGCCGTGCGCCGCATGCCGGTGGGCGAGGTGATCGCGCTGCCGGCCGAGCACCTCGCGCTGCTGCAGGCCGACGCCCGCGAGGCGGTCGAGGCCGCGAAGCGCCTGCACGACTGGCTCGAGGCCGCCATCGCGCTGCGCTACGAGCAGCGCGCCATCGCCGCCCGCGCCGCTGCCGGCAAGGACACCGGCACGGTGCGCTTCCAGGACGGCGCGGTCGAGGTCGTCGCCGAACTGCCGAAGCGGGTCGAGTGGGACCAGCGCCGGCTGGCCGCGCTCGCCGAGCAGATCCGGGCCGGCGGCGAGGACCCGGCCGAGTACGTCGAGATGACCTTCAAGGTCCCGGAGCGCGCCTACGCGGCCTGGCCCGAGCGCATCCGCCAGGCCTTCGAGCCGGCGCGCACGGTCCGGACCGGCCGGGCCAGTTACCGCCTGGCCATCCTCTCGGAGACCGCGCGGCGCGACAGCCCGCACGGGCCTGGCGTCCTGCCGCCAGGGAGGATCGGCTGATGGCGCTGCGCATCGTCACCGCCGATGAGCGGCTCTCCGCCGGCGCGAACAAGACCACCATGGCCCTGTTCGGCCCAAGCGGGGTCGGCAAGACCAGCCTGCTCAAGACCCTGCCGGCCGAGACGACGCTCTGCATCGACCTCGAGGCCGGGCTGAAGTCGGTGCAGGACTGGCGCGGCGACAGCCTCCCCATCCGCTGCTTCGAGGACGCGATCGACCTCGCCTGCCTGATCGGCGGGGTGAATCCGGCGGCGGACCCGAGCGGCTTCTTCTCGGCGGCGCATCACCAGCACCTGGTCGCCGCGCATCCCGACCTGGTCCGGCTGCTCGCCGGCAAGAGCATCGTCTTCCTCGACTCGATCACCGACCTGACGCGCCAGGCCATGGCCTGGGCCAAGACCCGGCCCGAGGCCTTCTCCGAGAAGACCGGCAAGCCCGACACGCGCGGCGCCTACGGCCTGATGGCGCGCGAGGTGATCGCCCTGCTGAAGCACCTCCAGCACGCGCCCGGCAAGACCGTGATCATGGTCGGCATCCTGGAGCGGGTCACCGACGAGTTCGGCCGCGTCTCCTGGCAGCCGCAGATGGAGGGCGGCAAGGCCGGCCGCGAGCTCCCCGGCATCGTCGACCAGGTGGTCTCGATGGCGCTGTTCTCGCGCGATGCGCAGGGCGCGCCGGTGCACGACCCCGAGCGCGGCACCGAGCGCCGCCTGGTCTGCCGTACCGCCAACGCCTTCGGCCTGCCGGCCAAGGACCGCTCCGGCCGCCTCGACGAGACCGAGCCGCCCGACCTCGCCGCCCTCCTCCGCAAGATCAACCTCACGCCCAGGAACTGAGCCCGCATGACCTTCGACATGAACGACGCCGAGCTGCCGCGCGGCACCGACCTCATCCCGGACGGCAGCTTCGTGAAGGTGCGAATGGAGATCCGCAGGGGCGGCATCGACGGCGCGAGCGAGGTGGATCGCGGCCTGCTCAAGGCCGCCAAGACCCCCGGCAGCGACGTGCGCCTGCTCGACTGCGAGTTCACGGTGGTGGCGGGGCCGCACGCCCGGCGGAAGTTCTGGCAGAGCTTCACCGTCGCCGGCGGCAAGGTGGATGAGCAGGGCGTCTCCATCGGCTGGAAGATCTCCAAGGGGATGTTCCGGGCGATGATCGACAGCGCCTGCGGCCTCGACCCCAAGGACATGAGCGAGACGGCCAAGGCCAGGCGGGTGCTGCGCGGGCTCGCCGACCTCTCCGGCATCACCTTCGCCGCCAAGGTCCGGGTCGAGCCGGCGAGCGATCCGCGCTACGGCGACAGCAACCGGCTCGACCGGGTGGTGCTGCCGGGGGAGCCGGAATACCCGCGCATCATGGCCGGCGAGGCCGTGCCGGCGCGGCCCAGCACCCGGGCCAGCCGTCCCGCCGCGCCCACGGCGGCCGCGGCCCCGGCCTGGGCGCCTGCCGCGTCCGCCCCGGCGGCACCTCGCCCTTGGGAGCGCCCGGCCGCGGCCAGCCCCGCCCAGCCCGCACCGCAGCCTGCCGCCACGCCGGCTGCAACGGGCCCGGCCTGGCTGAACGGTTGAGCCGGGCGATGCGGCGGTGGCCCGCAAGCGATGGGCGACGGCGCGCCGCGGTGCGCCGGTCCGCACCGATGGCACGGCGGCACGGCTGCCGACCCCGGCCGACCAGGTCCGCCGCCTGGTCTGCGCCCTGTGCGGCCGCGCGGCGAAGGGCTTCGGCTACACGCACCAGCTCCGCTGGGGCGAGGTCCCGAGCCACCGCTTCTGCTCGATGGCCTGCTGCGAGGCGGGCGGCGCGCTGGCGCAGCGGAGCGCCGGCATGATCGACAAGACGCCGATGGAGGCCCAGGCGATCAAGGACGCGCGCCGGCCCTTCGCCGAGGTTCTGGTCGAGCTCGGCCTGATGGCGCCCTTCCACGACCGCAGCGCGGCCGAGATCGACCGCCTCATCGAGGCCTGCGTCGACGGCTTCCAGGAGTCCATGCGCCGCCAGGCCGCGGCGCTGGACCCGATGTCGGACCCCATCCCCTTCTGAGGTGCCGGTGCTACTCGACCTGAATCACGGCTCGGGTCTGGTGTATGGGCGCGACGACCTGCCCGTCGCCGACATCACGGCCCGCATCAACGCGCTGGTGGACGCGGCACTGGTCGCGCGCCACTGCCGCCAGCGCCCGCGCGACTACCTCGGCGGCAGCCGCATCGGCGAGGCCTGCGCGCGGAAGCTGGTCTACGAGGTCACCCATGCGCCGAAGGACTTGGATCGCGACTTCGACGGCGGCATCCTGCGGGTGTTCGACGCCGGGCACCAGTTCGAAGCGCTGACCATCCGCTGGCTGCGCGAGGCCGGCTTCGACCTGCGCGACCGTGCCGCCGACGGCGGCCAGTTCGGCTTCGCTGCCGCGGGCGGCCGGCTGCGCGGCCATGCCGACGGCGTGATCGTCGCCGGCCCTGATGTCGGCCTCCACTGGCCTGCGCTGTGGGAGCACAAAGCGCTCGGCCAGAAATCCTGGAACGACCTGGTCAAGCGCGGGCTGCGCCTGTCGAAGCCGATCTACTTCGCGCAGGTGCAGCTCTACATGGCCTACCTCGAGCTCGAGGTGGCGCTGCTCACGGCGCTGAACCGCGACACGCTGGCGCTGCACCACGAGGCGGTGCCGTTCGAGCCGGCCGAGGCGCAGCGGCTCTCCGACCACGCCGTCGACATCCTGCGCGCCGCCGAGGCGGGCGAGCTGCCGCCGCGCATCGCGCAGGCCGCCGACTTCCACCTCTGCCGCCTCTGCCCCTACGCGACCCACTGCTGGGAGACGCCATGAGCATCACCCCCTCCGATACCCAGCACCGCGCGATCGCGGCGATCAAGCACTGGTTCCAGAACGAAGCCGACCGGAAGCAGGTGTTCCGGCTGTTCGGCTATGCCGGCACCGGCAAGTCGACGGTGCTGCGCTTCGCGCTCGACGAGCTCGGCCTCGAGCACCACAGGAGCGGCGGCGACGGCGAGGCCTGCGTGCCCGGGGTGGTGACGGCCACCTTCACCGGCAAGGCCGCGCTGGTGCTGCGCCGCAAAGGCACCCCGGCGCGCACGATCCACAGCCTGATCTACTCCGTGATCGAGGCGACCGAGGAGGAGGTCGAGGCGGCCGAGAAGAAGGTCGAGGCGGCGGTGGCGCGGGCGCGCGGCCTCTCCGGCTTCGAGCGCACCGCCGCCGAGGCGGCCATCGAGGCCATGCGGCAGGGCGTCGCCGACATGAAGCGCCCGCGCTTCGCCCTCAACCCGAAGAGCGACGCCGCGCACGCCAAGCTGATCGTGCTCGACGAGGTCTCGATGGTCGGCGAGGAGATGGCGCGCGACCTGATGAGCTTCGGCAAGCCGATCCTGGTGCTCGGCGACCCCGGCCAGCTGCCGCCGATCCAGGGCGAGGGCGCGTTCACCAAGGACGCGCCCGACATCATGCTGACCGAGATCCACCGCCAGGCGGCGGAGAGCGCCATCATCCGCCTCGCCACCATGGCCCGGCAGGGCGAGCCGATCGGCTTCGGGCGCTACGACGACCACGTCTGGAAGATGCGCAAGACGGACGTGACGCCGGAGCAGGCGCTGCGCGGCGGCCAGGTGGTCTGCGGCATGAACGCCACGCGGCTGCAGCTCAACAACGCCATGCGCCGCGCCGCCGGCTTCGAGGGTGGCTGCCTGCCCACCGGGCCGGGCGAGAAGATCATCTGCCTCAAGAACCAGAACGACCTCGGCCTAATCAACGGCATGTTCCTGACCCTCTCCGACATCGTCGACGAGGGCAGCCACTATTTCACGGCGGTCGTCACCGACGAGGACGGCAACCGCATCGGCCCGCCGCAGCAGGACGGCAGCCGCGGCCGGCTGCGGATCTACAAGGGGCACTTCGAGGATCACGTCGCTTTCGACCGGAACCGGCACGACCGCGACTGGAAGATCAAGAAGGGGCTGACCGAGGCGACCTTCGGCTGGGCCATCACCGGCCACAAGGCGCAGGGAAGCCAGTTCCCGACTGTCCTGGTCTGGGACGACGGGCTCGGCCGCACGGCAATGGATCGCAACCGATGGCTCTACACCGCCATCACGCGGGCCGAGTGGGGGCTGGTGATCGTCGCATGACGAAGCGCGCTTCTGTCCTCACGAGATTGCGGCCAGGCGATCGGATCGGTCGTTGGAC